ACACCATTCACTTCATTAAAATCAACAAAACGCGAGGACAACTTGAACGTTGCTCTCGCATTCTTAATCATCTGTTCATCAGAGATACCCATAAACCTAAGGTATTGATTGATGTGTGGTGTTGTTGATTCACCCACGCCAATAGGATCACCACCAGAAACCATGGTTATATCATGGTCAGTATGGTTTGCAAGAGCAGCAGCAGTCATCCAACCTGCAGTGCCACCCCCAATAATAATAATTTTCATAGGTTTTGTTGTAACATCATCCATGCTTTCTTATTAACTATCCACTGATTGTATTGGTCAGTAATAAAATCGGCAGACATCTCCACACATTCATTGGTGAATGAGAGTTTACCTTTTGATTGAAAGAAGTCTTGTATTACATTGTATCCTACCATGTCATTGGCAAAATGATACATAGACATCTTAATCTCTATGTCGCGATGGACAAACGAATAGAGAATAAACTTCCGATAGTCTTCGTTACCATCGGGTCTCATGAATAATTCATTCATCTATAACACACCTGATTAATTGTTCAGACTGTTGTGCTGGCATCATAGCACAGATTGCCATAAAAAACTCTGCCTTTAATCTTGACAGACCTGAATACCTTTTCAAAGGAATCCAATTACCTTTCTGCTTCGCTTCTAATCTGTACCTTTCCATCTTCCCAATAAAAAAGAGGGGCGTTTACCCCTCTACTTATATAATTTACTGGGTTGTGTTGTAGGCGGGGATCATCATGCCACCACCTTGATCGTCGTCATCGTCAGGTTTCTCAAGCATATACTCTATCAATAAGTAAATTCCAACAGGAATAAACGGGAAGAGCAATGCTGCTTGAAACTCTGTCATTACCAGAGACCTGGAATGATCTGACCTGTTAGTGCGTAAGCACCGAACGCAGCGATGATACCAATCATTGCTGCCCATCCATTAAATCTTTCTGCTTCAGGTGTCATTAGAATACTCCAAAGAATAGTTTGCCAGTAGCGGCATAGGACAAGAAGGCAGCGACCAGACCGAGCATGGCGAGTCTGCCGTTAAGCTTTTCTGCTTTTTCGTTATGGGTTTCGTAAATGTTGGAATCCATTTGCTGTTGAACCTCAGGGTCAATGTACATTGTGGGTTCATTAGCAAACATGTTTTGTTGACCAAACTCATTCGTAGTTGTCGTCATTGTTATGTTTGTTAAGAACTGTTACATTATATAGCAATGTAACGTAATGTGTCAACCCCAAACCTTAAGAAAATGTGATGACATCCTGACCGATGGTGTCAGAATACAGTCCACCAGGGATGTTTACGGGACCAGCAGCAGCAAAATTCATTTCGGTAGTGAATGGATCGTATCCAAATTCATCAGAGCTTGACTGAATTGTGCCAGTTGTGTCAAGGTTAAACGATGCCCACTCTTCTTGAGGGGACTTGTCGTGATGCAAATTCTCTTGCTCGATAGCACGGAGACCAAGGTAGTGACGCCACAGTTCCGAAAGAACTTTGGTGTCCTCATCAATCTTCAGTGCTTCGATGACTGCTTCTTTAGCGGCAGCAGTTGCCTTTTGATAGGGAGTAAAAGTCATGATACATTGTCTCGTACATAGCATGGGACACCAGCGGGATCTAACCACTTGGTGTATTCAAAATCCTCCATGGCAAGAGCGATCTGATCGCCGTTGTCACAGAGGTACATGTCGTTATACCTTTTGGTATACTCGTTTTCTTTTTGGATACGGTAGTCGGGATAACCATTCTCCAAGGTCCCGCACTCAACGTAGCGGTAGGGGTACCGTTCTAGTAGAACTTTCATGGGATGTTTTTGATTTGAATCTAGTATAGCAGGTCAGGCGTAAGAATACCACCCTGTTGCAATAATTTTTTCATAATCGTTGGTGATGCGACCCTTATGTGTGTAGGTCCAGTCCGCTGGCCAAATACAACACTTACCTTTCTCTGCCTCCTCGTAGTGGTTCTGATGAAACCATTCAGTGCCACCGTTAGGTACACTATTTAGGTACACCATCCAAACAAGGTGACGATATACGTTGGATTTCGCACTTCCTAATCGTTCTGTGTGCCATCTTTTATACCCTCCACCCTTAGGATATTCTTGCACGTTCCAACCCACATCCATGTGGAAGTACCCACCGTCAGAACAAAAGGGGAACTTATTTACATAGTTCCCCACGACAGAATCAACAGCATATACAAATTGATTAACCTCAGGGAGGATAATGTTATTCATATAAGGGGTGTCTGTTGAATCCTTTATGTTGGAGTTGACGTTTGCTAGAGGTGATGACAAGTCATCTTCTCCAGTCTCAATTCTATCTTCACCTATTGACTGACCCAGACCTTTAATGAAATATTTTTGAGAATGATTGTAATGCCAATCGACAAAACAATCGATAACATTCTCATCGATCATCTCTGTGTAGAGAAAATTGGTGCTGGGTATAAAAGTTTGTCCGTCGGAATCAATATTTGGAATCATAATGTCAACTTGGCTCCACCAAGAAATATTTTACGTCATTTCCAGGACGTGATCTTCGACCAAATGATCAATGAGGATTGAGTAATCCTCCTCCACATCTAGACCCCAGAACTGGACGCCTTTGATGTCCGAATAAAATCGGCAAAGGGAAGAGAAGAGCGGTGGATACTCGGTGTCAAGGGCAACAGTGCCATTGCAAGCATCCTTAATGATTTGCAGACTGTCTGCAAAACGATCTCTTACACTCATAATCGATCTCCTATTTGGTTGTACCAAGGGGGCGAACCCCCAGTGGGAGATACAGGGATCGAACCTGTGACTTATTGCTTGTAAGGCAACCACTCTACCGCTGAGTTAATCTCCCAGGGACGGGTGTGGTTGGGGTCGAACCAACGACCGACGGTTTAGAAGACCGTTGCTCTATCCACTGAGCTACACACCCGTGAAGAGTTACCCTAGGGTGTTGATTTGCTGAGCGATTGCCTGTGCTTCTGCATGGTTACCTTCTGAAACAAGTTCATGTAGTTTGTCAATGAGAATTTCAACTGTGTTTTCAAGTACATCGATTTCCTGCTCGTAAGCATTCAATTCTTCGTGACTCATCGGACCCCTTAAGTAACCAACTCTGAAATTATATAGCAGATTAGGGCGGGCGTCAAGGGTGATGGAAAGTTGGTCTCGGTGCTCCAGCAAGATTGAATGACACAATGGTTCGTCTCTTGTCTGAATCATTTGGTTGCTGTTCGTGTAGTAGAAAGGCAGGGAACACCACAAAGTCACCCTCTCTAACCTTTGGGGTGTTCTGCATGAGATCACCTGTCAGAGGGTCAGCAAAGGGGCAATAGAATGTGGTTGCAGTATGCACTGTAGGATCAAACTCTAGGTACCAGACACAGGACATACCAACAGATCCATGATTATGAGTCTGGTGATACTGTCCTCGCATTGACTGCTGATACCACATGGTTGTGATCTCAACTTGAAACCCTACCTGATCAGAGATTGTTTTCAGGTAGGGATAGAGTGCTTTATAAACTTTGTGATAATAGGGAGGGAAGATACGGTTCTTATCATTGTGAAAGAAGTCTGTTTTCATATCTTCTAACACTCTCCCGTCAGGTGTCATCCGATGACTGCTATTGTCATCATCCTCGAATGCCTGTAGTAATTCTTTCTTGACCTTATCAAACCCTGGCGGTGCAGGGTAGTGCTCAAATGGTACTTGGAACATAATTACCTGAAGTGTTTAATGAACCACTCAGCATCGACTACTACCAGTGGTTTCTTTCTATTCTTTTTCATGAATAAGATGGGTTCATGATCCCCAGAGTTTGCTGTTGCTTGTTCGTATGCATCCCATACATTGAGACGTTCTACGTTCTTGCATTCTATAGAGAAAGGGAACTTTGATCTGGCATCTCTTGCCATGATCAGATCTTCACCACCAGCACCCATGCTACGTGATTCAATATCTTCGGGGTGGACATCCCGATGCTCGATCAGCATGTCCCTTACCCACTTCTGAAAGTTACGTCCTTTCGCTTTAGCACTCTGAGGTTTCAATCCGCGTACCCATCATCATCGTCATCATATCTATAACCCAAACGTGATGCTGGTTCTGGTGGTCGGAATGCCTCAACATCTTCCTTGATTGCATCTTCTAAACTGATAGCAAGAAGTTTAAGATTGTGGGCGATTGCCTTTACCTTTTCTACATTCATTTAGACATCACCTCCTTCCAATCTGCATCGAATCTTGCAAGACCATCCACTGTCAATACATGATCATACATCTTCCAGAAAACTTTGGGTGGAAGAGTGCATACATCTGCACCATACATGAAGCATCGAGATACATGATGCACATCTCTGAGAGATGCAGCAAGAATTTCAGTCTGAACACTATGCATCTGGAAAGTCTGAGAGATTGCTCTGATCAGTTCCACACCAGAAAAAGAATTGTCATTCAGTCTACCGACAAACGGTGACACATATGATGCACCTGCTTTGGCAGCAAGAATCGCTTGTGCTGTGCTGAATACAAGCGTTACGTTTGTAGCAATATCATCTCCACTCAACTCCTTACATGCTTTCAGTCCTTCGACTGTCATGGGGAGTTTGATAGTAATGTTTTGATTGATCTCACAATAGTCATCAGCAATCGTGAGCATGTCTTCTGCAGTGTCAGCAACAACCTCTGCAGATACAGACGAATCCCATGGGAACATGTCTGTAATTTCAGTCAGGATTTCCTTTGGATCCCTGCCCGCTGCTTTCATCAGCGTGGGGTTTGTGGTCACTCCATCGATCAAACCAGTCTCGTATGCCTTTTCAATTTCAGTGACATCTGAACTATCGAGAAAGATTTTCATTGATCCTCCGTACAGTTAAAGGTATTTAGACTACAGTATAGCATGAAAAAAGGAGGGTGACTAGCCCTCCTGTTCTCAGTATTCTTTTAGCAGATCTCTACACATTCGTTTGCAGGTTGCCTGTGTATCGGAACACTCGATTATACATTCGTAGTAGTCATTCAGTATGATGTCTTCTACAGTGTCCTCAAAGTGACGCCATTCATCGAGTTGATTCCGCGAGATTATGTTGTGCATTGTCCACCTCCGTAACTGGTCTCATGATGTAGAGAAGGTTAGGGTTCATTTGACACCTCGCTAATTCTATTACTACTTATAATTGTTTTGGTATCGTAATATACTAATGTAAATATATTACATAAGTACAAAAAAAGAGAGGGTTCTTTACCCTCTCTACCTCAAGATGTTACTTTCCATGAACGTTCGCCATAGGGTTTAAGTCTAACCCATTTGGCGTAATGGATCCCACGATACGTTAAAAACGCAAAGGTCTTTTCTGGATCGTGTTTAACTGGATCATATTCTGGAAGATCATAATTAATCTCCAGTCTGATCCGCATCTCTACCCCCTATACAACGATTGTAATAGGCGGACTTCTCCGTACAACAATAGTAGAAACGCTACGAACCCTAGGGATATAACCCCGACGATTTGTATTGCTTCCATGATCAGGATTTGGATGCGAACTTACGCTCCACCTTAATACCACGATACATGAGTTCGTGATTACGGCTTTGCTCCTTCTCAGCAAGGATTGCTTCCTTGTACTGCTCGGCGTTGTACTTTACGCCACGATAAGTGATCTGTGCCATTTGTTTACTCCTAAAGTAGTTGGTTAATTTTCCACCTTTAACCCTTTCGGGTGATCCGTGTTCTTCCGTTCCTTTAGTCGTTTGCGTCCCATGAACAATGAGGTGTTGCTTCTTGAATAACTTCAATAAGTTCTACCTTAATCTCTTCACTCACACTGTCAGTTGATTGCATACGACCGATCATATCGGCAGCATCAATACAATTTAATGTGGTATAGAGTAGGAATATTCCTAACATGGGATGAACGCTCCGTTCCGCGACTTACTTGCGTCCCACCCGAGAGTGGGATGAACGTATGGATATACTAACATATCCCAATACTATTTAGCAAGTTTGAATGTAACATTTGTTACCGTTTTTTCTTATCACGCTTCCGTAGGGGCGTCCCCTTCGGATCCTCCAACAAATGTCGTTTGAGCTTGCGTAAATACTTCAAGTGGTCCGTAATACCAACTACGGGGGTCTTGGGACAACCAATCACCCTCGATTCTTGATGCGTACGGGGTTCCTCCTTGCGCGAATTGCGCTTCTTCCATTGTTTCTTTCTCATGTGTGAACCATCTATCCCAGATCTTCTGGAGTAGATTAGAGTTTGAAACCTGCGAACGTATTTGCTCCCACATCTTGCTTAATACCTCCGACAACGTACGATTCAATCTCAGTTTCCTGAGGGGCATTCTGTTGACCCTTGCTATTTAGCCAGTGTTGTGTCCAGGGTAGTGGGTTGCTGCGAGCGGGAATATCGTATACAGGTGTAATACCAATCGCTTTCATGCGACGGTTGGCAATCCATTCCACGTACTGAGAGAGCAGTCTTTCATTAAGACCGATCATGCTACCTTGTGAGAACAGATATGTTGCCCATTCTTTTTCTTGTTCGACTGCATCCATGAACATCGCTTTGACGTTCTCCTTTTCTTCGTCTGCAATCGTTTGCATATCAGGGTCATCACCCTCTTGCCATTTCTTCAGGATTTTTTGAGTAAGTGCAAGATGTTGACTTTCGTCTCGTGCGATGAGAGAGATAATTTTAGCGGATCCTTCCATAAGCTTGAGTTCACCAAACGCAAACGAGCAAGCGAACGACACATAAAAACGGATCCCCTCCAGGATGTTGACATTAGCGACAGCAAGATAAAGTTTTCTTTTCAGATCACGCAGTGTCCATGTAGATGTTGGTGAATCTTTCCAACTCTCTTTCCAGAGATTGCCTTGTGCATACTCACCAGCAGCATCAATGTACTCATTGTATGCTTTGCACACAGACTTAGCACGATCTAAAATACGTTCATCATCTAGAACAGTATCAAATACCTCAGCAGGATCAGCGTATACGTTCTTGATAATGTGAGTGTAGGAACGTGAATGAATTTGTTCCATGAATTCCCACACACCCATGGCACCTTCCAGTTCAGGAAGAGATACATATGGTTTGAATGCCATGCCAGGTCCACGACCCTGCACAGAATCAAGAAGAATTTGATACTTCAAGTTAGAAGTATATATGTGCTTCTGCTGTTCGTTAAGAGTTTTGTAATCAGAACGATCCTTCTGCAGAGACACCTCTTCAGGTCTCCAAAAGAATCCAAGTTGTGACTGAGTGAGTCTATCGAAGTCAGGATACTTAAACTCATCGTATCTTTGCATCCCTAGTGGTGCACCGAAGAACATCGGTTGCTTTTTTGTATCCACTTTCTTCTCGTTGAAAACTGTCAGTCCCATTGTGCCTCTTTTGGATGTGTATATGTACCGTAATTAAAAATGTAATTCAAAAATGCATTGATCCTTGGAGAAACCCCCAAGGATTCACAGCAATCAAGGTAGCACTGAAATTCATCTTGTAGATCTACCCCGAGTTCTATTGTAACTGTTTTAGACATTACATGCGTCGCATTCTGACTCGTCTGCATTGAGGAGTTCGTTAACAAGAGAGTCAAGTTCTTGTTTACGTGCCTCTTCTTCGTCTACATCTTTCTTATTGTCATAAGTGTTCTGATAATAGGATGTTTTCCAACCATACTTATATGTACTGAGGAGATCTTGTGCCATAACAGACACGGGAACTTCATTATCAGGATAGTTCTCTGGATTGTAAGACCAGTTGCCACTGATCGCTTGGTCAAAGAACTTTTGCATTACAGCAACGATGTTGATGTAACCTTCGTTACTCTTCATCTCCCAGAGAAGAGTGTAATTATTTTTTAGAGAATTGTATTGCGGAACAATCTGCTTAAGAGGTCCCTTCTTTGATTTCTTAATGGACAGGTAGTCGCGAGGTGGTTCGATACCGTTTGTTGCGTTTGACACAACGGAACTGCTCTCCGAAGGCATCTGTGCGGACAGAGTGCTGTTCCTGAGTCCGTGCTCTTTGATAGAAGAGCGTAGAGTATCCCAGTCATATGTTAGTTCGACTCCAACGAGTTCATCTACCTCCCTCTTATATGTATCGATAGGGAGAATTCCATCAGCATACTTTGTACGCTCAAAACCATCACATGCACCATACTCTTTTGCAAGGTTATTTGATGCCTGCAACAAGTAATATTGGAATGCCTCAGTGAGGTCATGGACGATTTTCCACGCAGCAGGATCATCATAATGCTCGCCCTGTCGTGCCAGATAATGTGCCAGACCAATGTAACCAATCCCAAGTGAACGACGTGCCAATGTGCTGCGACGTGCAGCGTTGACAGGATACTCTTGGTAATCAATCAGAGCATCAAGACCACGCACTGCCAGGTCACAAAGGTTTTCTAGTTCATCAAGTTTGTGAATCTTACCCACGTTGATAGCAGACAGAATACACAGAGCAATCTCACCTGCCTCTTCATCAATGTGATTGATAGGGTCAGTAGGAAGTGTGATCTCTTGACACAGGTTACTCATGTTCACCTTGTCTTTGAAAGAAGAGTGCGAGTTGCAGTGGTCGATGTTCATGATGTACAGACGACCAGTCTCAGCACGTTCCTTCAGCAGTGCAAGGATTAGTTCTTGAGCATTTATCCTAGTCTTGGGGATAGACTCATCACTCTCGTAAGAACAATATAGTTCGTCAAACTCGTCAGTCCCAAAACTGTCATAAAGGTTAGGGACATCGTGAGGAGAAAAGAGTGTGATCTCTTTATTCTGAATAAACCTTTCATAAAATAGTTTGCTAATTTGAATCGAGTAATCAAGTTTTCTTACACGATTATCTTCCGTCCCCTTGTTGTTCTTTAGGACGATGATGTCTTCGATTTCTTGGTGCCAGATTGGGAAGTGGACTGTTGCGCTTCCACCTCTAATCCCATTTTGTGTGCAGCATCGGACAGTTGACTCAAACTTTTTGAGAAATGGAACAACACCTGTGTGCTGAACTTCACCGCCTCGGATCTTGCTGTTGATCCCACGGATTCTGCCTGCGTTAATACCGATCCCAGCACGTTGTGCAACGTAGTAACCAATAGCCATGTCGCTACTAAAAATACTATCGAGGGTGTCATCAACATCCACAAGAACACAGCTCGCAAATTGTCGAAGCGGAGTTCGCACCCCTGCCATGACAGGTGTGGGAATGTTGATCCTGTGCTTTGAGATTGCGTCGTAGTATCGTTGGACATAATCAATACGAGTCTCCTGAGGATAATCTTGGAACAGAGTCGCAGCGATCAGGATGTACATGAACTGTGGAGTTTCATACAGTTCTCCGCTGCTGCGATCTTGTACAAGATATTTATCAGTGACCTGTCTTAGACCAGCATATGTGAACAAATAGTCACGATCATGCTCGACCATTTCATCGATGAGTTCCCACTCATCCTTGGAATACTTAGTCTTTAGAGTTTTATCATAGACATTCTTATCAATACCATACAGCAGTTGTTCATACACGCTCGGAGCGGCGTCTGGGTGCTCTCCAAAGACCTGCTTACGGAGTCCGAATAGCAACAGGCGGGCGGCAACGTATTGATAGTTGGGAGAATCCAAAGAGATCAGATCATTAGCAGAGCGAATCAAGATCTCTTGAATATCAGAAGTCCTAATGCCATCAAAGAATTGTAGGTTGGCATTCATTTCAACGGCAGACTCAGAGACACCTGCCAAGTTTTTACAAGCGTGTTCGACCATAGCATGAACCTTTTCCAGGTCCATGATTGCCACTTCTCCATTACGCTTAACAACACTAATGTCGCTCATACTTTCTTCCAGTCGTTAAATTTAAGTTTGGCTTGTAGACCAGTGTAGGTATTTAATTCTACCAGGTCTTGAACGTTATGTCCAGCGAGAACCATATCATTTAGATCTTTTTCTCTGATGGACTTGGGAAAGATTACTACCTTGTTGCCTCTCGCAATCGTAGTCTCAATTCTAGCAACGATCTCTCGGTTTCGAGGTTCGTTGTCGAAGACGAAGACAAACTGATGATCCATATCGCTGAGGTCAACATCGCTACCACACATAGCAATAGCATTTCTAATGAAATGACTGTCGAAGGGTCCTTCCGTGACATAAATCGTCTCCTCTTTGTTGACGGTATCTAAACCGTATAGTTTTAGTTTGTCTTCATCGAAGAGGATCGTGATGTATCTAAGTTTAGCATTTGGTGCCAGAGAACGACCCTGGATTCCAAACCAAATACCATCCTCACCAATGAGAGGGATAATAATTCTAGGTTGATCGTTTTGTAAGTTGGGGAATGCATCTGGTTTTTTTGTATTGACCCAACTCTTAAACTTTTCAACATAGAAAAGCGAGGAGAGTTTTTCTTGAGGAATCTTTCTTCCCTCAAGGAACGTCCTCGCTGGGTGTCCCTTATTTAGACTTGAAATGGGTGTAAGATCTGTAACTTTTTGAGCAAATGAAGGTTTACTAGATTGCCACTTTGGTTTGGGGGTACGCCTTCCTTTACCAGTGGCACCATTCCTATACTTCTCAAGGACATACTCGTCATGAAGATCGTATGCATTGTCCTTAAGAAAATTTCCCACAGTTCTACCCACCCCACAGTTGTGACACTTGAAGATGAATTCAGAACCCTTGAGAAAAAAATAACCCCGTGCCTTATTCTTGTGCTTCTGAGAGTCACCGCAATAAGGACAACGGAAGTTGTACAGTCCAGGTTTTACTGATTTGAATTTGTCTAGCCTACCGCCGACGAATCTAATGTATTTGTCGTCAACGAAATCCATTCCAACCTATCTGCTGATGGTAGTGTACCAGTTTCCTGTGGATTCGTCAACCCTCTTAATATTGTTTGTCCTGGTGCAGACACGAGGAAAGATACAACAGTAAGAGCACCAAAAATAGACCACATCTTCTTTTCCATCTGTCTAAGACGGTTATCGATGAGTCTGATGTCACGCTCGCACCCCTTCTTAATTGACTCTGTGTCTTTGTTGAGATCAGAATGAAGTCTATCTATCTTTTCAAATAGCACTTCGTCGATTCGATCTTGCTTATCTAATTTTTCGTTATGAACTGCTAAGAGTTGACCCATCTTTACAGAGTTATCCTGTAAAGAATCAACCACTCGTTCGAGTCTTTCTATAATAGCAGTGTTAATGTCAGACATTATTCTCCCTTGAGTGCTGCCATCCTCTTATTATAATAAAACTTGACCACTTCGTTGGGGTACAACCTGGTGACAGTAATCTTCTTGAACATCTCAGGACGATATGCTTTACGGAGTTCTATTTTAATCTCCGCCTCAGACTTACCATACAGGATATAATCTTGTGAGTCGTCGTATTGTACGCGGTACGGGAAGTATGACATACTCTCACCGATACCCACGTTGGTAACAACGTGACCTTTGGGTTTATACTTTCTCTTCTTTACCTTCTTACCCTTGCCAAGCATAGGATCGAAACCCGCAACAGGTCCAGTGGCAGCGGCGCTTCCGCTAAATCCACCAGTACCAGCACTCATTGTTGGGGCATCTTCGTTGATCACAGTTCAGCAAGAATAGATTTTACTTTAGGATCGATAGGTACCTTAGATAGAATACCGCTATCAATTTCAGGGTACCTATTCAAGTAGATCAAAAACGTTTTAAGTATTGACCAGTATTCATGTTCCAGTTTATACATCAGCAAAGGTATGGTACCTTCACCAAATACATTGAACAGAATAATCAGGTGGTTAAGAATCAGATTGACCCTTAACACATCAGAGTTCAAATACCTCTTGAATAATCTCTTGAGGTATTTGAACTTTTTCATGTCCTCCATAAAATCATCTACAGTAACCGACTGAGGGTTCTCGTAGTGTTTTATAGCAAATAGGACATGATTGGATTCAGTTAGTTCATCAAAAAACATTACAAAGACAATTAACTATTAACTACCGAAGGTCAGAGTTGCAGCACCGTTGGAGACTACTTCTTCTGTACCACCTGTGGAGTTAATCTTGACTCTATACTTGTAGCCGTCCAGAGTAGCGCCAGCGAGACCACTGTAAGCAAGAGTTGCGGTCGTGAAGTCTGCATATGTGATACCTGTGTCAAGGGAAGCACTGACATTGGTCCATCTAGAACCAGATGCCTTCTGACGCTGCCACTGATAGGTGAGAGTGCCAGGTGTTCCTGTTGTGGATGTGCTAAGAGTAAAGGTTCCAGCACCAGAGGAGGATGTGCTGTTAGCAGGTTGTGTACCGATTGTCACAGCAGATGCAACATCAGCAACCACAGCGTCATCACTGTCGTCACCAGCAGCACCAGCAGTAGCGTGTACAAATGCAATACATTCTGCCTTGTGACGTGTGTCACCAGCAGCGGTTTGGTAGGTCTCATAGAGCCACCAACCAGGACCAGAAATGCCGCGAGACTTGTTCTCTGCAAGCAACATCTCAGTTGTGTCTACGAATACGAGGTCACGAGAGCGAGAGTCGCCACCCTTGACTACGAATTCTGCAACTGCCTTAGGGGCAGTTCTACGCACGGCACCAGACAGAGCAGCAGCAGTGCTACCTGCGTATGCTTTGTGAAGTTCGATAGAAGTTGTGCTAGTTACCTGCTTGACGATGTATGCAACACCGCTAAGTTCCAGGATGTCGCCTACGACGACGGTATCCGCAGCGTTCTTAGTAACAGTGGCGTCACCATTGGTGACCGCTACATTGTTTGCGAAGGTTGCGGCATCAATTTTTCCAAATACAGCCATTGTTCTCCCTGTGATTGAAGATTGTTCCTATTACTTATTTATAAAAAAGGGAGGTTGCCCTCCCTCAGGATCATTCTTCTCGTGCTGCAATAGCAGACTTAACAGTCTCAAGGAGTTTGTCATCCATATCAGTCTTGGTCAGCTTGACTGCTTTACCAAGAATGACCAGACAAATATCGATCAACTTCTCACCGAGTTCTTCGTTCTCGGGGATCTTTGCTACGGCATCGGTAATGATCTTCGACGCTAGTGGGAGTAGAAATCCTAACATAATTCGACCTCAAATGGTTCTACTCTATATAGCGTCAGTCGGGAGTAAACTTTCGATCTTTCATATATCCCCACTTACCTTTATGTAATGCGCGGATGCCTTTCTTAGATCTAGTAGTTGTTTCAGACTTCTTTCCCTTGTCACTGATGAAGTCTTTGTAACGCTTGCCATATTTCATGCGAGCGTCACGTTCTTTGTTTTCTTTTTCTTGCTTTGCGATCCGCTTCATTGCCTTAGGGTCAGTAAGGTATTTTGAAGACAGTTCAGAGAGCGGTCTCACTTTGCCCTCTTGCCCATACGGGCAGCATCAAAGTCACGAGTCATCTGCATCATCTTTTGCTTCATGCGTTCCTTTGACTTCTCTTTGGCTTCCTTATCGTCTACCTGAGATTTTGCAGGAGCACATGCTGCCTCGTCTACTTCTTCTGGTGTGTTATCGACTGCACCTTCGCCTTGAGGTTTCTGTGTGCGACGCTTGCGAAGTTCATCAAGAGCATCCTCTCTCATCTTGATGACTTTGCCACGTACCTTGCGGCGGTTCAGCAAATAACGATCTGATTTTGTATTCTTTTTCCCGTCATTATCGATGTCGCTGTCTTCGCGACCTACGGGATCTAGTTTTTCTTGCATGAGATCTTCCTTTTTAGGGTTCAAGATAACGTTACCCTTCTTTTTTGAGGGTTGCTTGTTATTTAGAGTCATTTGATTCTCCAGTTTTAACGCCCTCGTATTGCATAGCGTTACGCCAAGAATAGGATTCACCCATTCTACGTGCAACGTTACGGGAACCACGGGACACTGCACGGGCAGCACCACCGATTGCCTTCTTAAGACCAGACTTAATGCGGTCTCTCAAACGAGTGCGGGGTTTGGCAGAACCAGCAGAAGAACCACTTGTGGAACTGGAGCTGGAACTAGAAGAGGAACCATAGGATTTGGAACCACCACTGGTAGATGAACCACCACTAGAGGAACCACCTTTGTTACGTGCAGCAGCATAACCAGCGGCAAAACCACCAGCAGCACTACCTGCAACCTCTCCTGCACCACGGGCGACTTTCTTGGCACCACTCTTAACAGCGGAACCAGCACCCTTCACAGCGGACCCTGCCTTCTTGGCAGCAGAACCAACTGCTTTGGCACCTGACTTAGCAGCACCGACGGCTTTCTCACCAGCGTTTACTGCCTTGCCTGCGACAGTGCCAGCGGCACCACCGACTTTTGCAGCAGCAGACTTAACTGCTGCCTTGACCTTCTCTTTGCGAAGATTAGCACGACCTGCTTTAGCAGCGGGGGTTTTGCTTGCTGCTTTAGATGCCTTGACGGCACTGTCGTAGTAATCCTCACTGAGGAGGGTCATACCTTCTACCGCTTGAAGTGCTTCACTAAGGAGTCCTTCTGCCTCCAACTCCGTGAACACCTCTTCGCAGATGATTTCAAGTTCTTCAAACGAAAGTTGATCGATCTCATCGTCGTCAAAGTTGATGAACGAATCCAGATCAAAATCTTCCTTCGCAGTTTTCGCTGCTTTCTTGAAAGCATCCTTTGCGGGATAATCTTTTTCACCAGGTTTAGCAGGACGTTCGCCACGCGCACGTTTAGCGTGGATGTTGGCATAGAGACCTTTCTTCTCTTCTTCAACCTGTTCAACCTCTTCTTCCTTGACACAGTTGGGGACTTGTTTACCACCCTTAGTCTTTGTGCCCTTTGCTGTGTAACCGTCCCAGCACTTGCTTGCACCAACGTTCTTACGTGCTTGCTTCAGTCCTTCGATGATCTCCTCAGCATCAATACCAACGACCGACTCCTTGGTAACGACTCCGAGATCAGCAGGATCCTTAGCGGTCTTACCGCCATCCTTATTCATCACACTGTAACGACCATCTGATCTGCGACCAGTGATCAACATCTGTGACCCACCCATCTGAATGACGCGACCGACGTTACGGTCATCGCCCTTCTTGGACATAATTGCTTCCTTCTCTACAGGGAAACCAGCGTATCCTTCCAGCACAACTTCCTCTTCCTCATTGAGGATTGGGAGGACTTTCTCAACACCTTCTTTAAGGCGTTTGCTATCTGGTGTGGTTCCTGCTTCAGCATGGTTGAGGATTTGTCTCTGCTCATAGGCAGAGTAACCCATCATTGCTGCTGAGATACGAATATCACGGGACATGGTTATACGTGTCGGTTAATATCTACTATTTAGTCTTGACAGACTTTTGATTATTCTTAAACTCGCTGAATTTAATGACATTTTGTCCAGGAGTCATGTTCTGAACCGCCATTCTATATGTATCAGTTCCAATTTTCCAGTCATTTCCGCTGCCATCATCAGCAGACTGGTTGGATTGATCGTTTACCTCAGTGACATGCTGCAACCAAGCACGATGTTCACCACCGAGACCATCTTCCATGATGATGTAGTTAGGACCACGATGTACGACTTTACCAGTGATACCAGTGTCGTCATGCTCTACGATTGCACCCACCTTAAAGATGTGGTCAAGCATATACCAGTCACGGAAGGATGCAAAGTCCAGTTTAGGTGCATACTCCCAGACGGATTCGTGAACCGTTGATGCTTTTGCTTTGGCACCTTTCTTTGCCTTAGGAGGTGGTGTCATACCTGCCTTGACTGCCTGCATCATTGCCAGGCTGTGCTTAGGTGTCATGTGCTTTGTCATGCCAGCATGGAATGAATCATGATCATCCTTAGATGTATGATCACGCATCTTGCTTGCACTCAAGTTCTCGATAGGATCATCAGAGTCATCCTTACGAGCACCAGCAGATTTAATATTGATACTTTTGAAGTTGTAATGATTGCCGTTGTATTTGTTTAGTAGTTTTTCAAATTCTTTTACACGGTCATCGCCAACAACCATGGTGACATGCTCGTGTCCCTCATCGTTGAGGTCACGCATGATGTCAAAAATATTCTTGTGTGCTTCATTGTTTTGAATTGCCTTGTCATGGTCAGGGAACATCTGACGCATGAATCCAACCTTCTCATGTGCAGACAGAGGATTCTTCTTATGATCCTGACTACGTGATGGGTAGATACGGTAGTTACCAGAATCGCCACTGTGATTCTTCACAGCATCGAGCAGTTTACCATGCCCAGCATGAGGTGGGTTGAACCTACCAAATGTGATAGCAACGTGCTTGTCTTGTGGTTGTTCAGTTTTCTTTTTAGTGGTTGCTTTGGCAGCGGATGCTGCTGCTTCCATCAAGAACTTCTTAAATTTCATCCCCAGTCTTTTGCTACAGTGAAGTTGGCGCGAGAGAACTCAAGTCTGTCAACTAATTTTACCGCTCCTCCGTCCTTGATGGCAACGAAACCTTCAGGACTTGTAACACGATAACCATTTTCATCTTCTAAAAAAGTACCAACACCTTCAATACGTTTCAGGCGATTGATGATCTGCTCCTTGGCATTCATCAAGTTTTTGAAACCAGAAAGTGATGCATAAATTACACTCTTGTTAGTATTTAGGTAATTTATGGCGTCTGCCTTTTTCTTCTCCCAATCTTTCTTGGATTTCTCTGTCTTTTTCTTAGAGATTTCCTTGTCATATCTGTTTGCTAAGAACTTAACAAACCCTGCTGTCATGGATTGTGCACTGCTAGGAATAACACCACGACGAATCACATCATTAAAGTAGATCTTAAACACAGCAGCATAATCAAATGATTTAGTACCACCACCAATAGCATTCAGGAAGTTCTTACCTGTAAGGAGGTTTTGCTTTGCAATCCTGATGCTGTTGTTGATCTTGACAAGTTCAGTTGGTGTGAGGTTTGCCTTTCCATTGACGTTCTGGAACTCAGCAGAGAAGACTGCCACATCAGCAACACCCTGAAGACCACTAACATCAACACCAAAGGAAGCAGACATGTCTGCCATCGTTGCTCCATTGTATTTCGTATGGAATACGATACCCAACTTGCTACGTGCAACCTTAGCACCCATACCTGTTGCTTTCTCTACACAGTATGTGATGGTGTTAGGACGGAACTTAAAACACTTCTTGCCACCCATAGTAACCAGTGGTGGTGTCTCAGTATAGAGAAGGTCACCTTGAATCACACCCTGAATAGGCAACTTAGACAAGTGAGTTAAGCACTGGTGTAGTTTGCTTTTGATAGGGTGATCGCCATACCAAAGGTCAATATCCTCATGTGTATAGCAGATCTTTGGTTCACCCTTGGCAAACACAGACTTTGTACCTACAAAGAATGCACCAACCACAGGGTCAGTACCACAGAAAATAGCAGGTGCACCATCCCACTTGACAGTAACCTTTGTTTGTGTGCCACCTTTACCAGTGGTCAGCATGTCACGAAGGGATGATAGGAAGTTGATGGCATTGACAGCACCAGCATATCCATTATTGAAGATGTCGTCCTCAAGGTGTTCGAGGTGAGTGTTCTTGCTCATGGTTGGACTCCAACTTTGTCACGATATGGGTTACCGATGGTTGACTTCTCTCTTAGATAATATTCGTCATTTGGTTTTAAGTTGTTCTTAAGATGATTTTCCATGTAAAAATTTGGGATACCACCAGGGGCAGCGAACTTGTAGTACACAACCTCACGCATAACAAACTCTTCAATGATGTTGCGGAAGGTGATCAACTTTTTATCCACACTGAGTTTGCGAAGCATGATTTGACAGATGAGACAAGCGATGCCAACAATACCTGATGAATGCCTAGGTTCGGTCCAGTAATCGATAGCCTCATTATAATACACCTCTGCCAGTTTCCACCACAACTCGTGTGCCACTTCTACATCTGTCTCACTAGGGTCACCATCCTTGATCATTTTAGGAATGTTGTTAATCACATCAGCAGGCAGGTGAGATCTAATCTTACTTTCCCCCGCACAGAGTGCTAATGCCTTGAACGGTCCAACCCTGGTACCGTTGTCTGCTAATACTTTCAGTAGTTTGAATTCAAAGGTACGTTTATATTCTTTGACCCACTTGGTATTAGCAGACTTATCCAATAGATTGATAATATCCTGAGGTTTGACTACGTTTGTAGTCTTACCCTGTTTCTTAACTGAGAACTGGTACTCTCTATCATCCTGATCATATAGCATGAAATCTACCAGAGCATAGTTACCAGCAGTAGGAATGAATACAGATCCAGTCATCTTGTTTAGTTCAGGGAATCCTAGTTTTTCTAGATCACTACTGCCACGTTCCAATACACACAGAGGTGCAGTGATTTCAGAGAAGTCCTTCTCAATATCATTCATGCAGTCGATGTACTCAGTCCTGGTGAGTTCTCTGTATGCCTCAGTCAACTCACGTCTTTCTGCAGGACCATGATGCATACAATACTCAGTCAACTCAGTCAGATAGTTCTTGAGAACCATAGGCATGTCGTCACGTTTTTGAATCGCCGCGAGAACTTTCTGATAGTATGCATTGAATCCTAGTTTGACACCAGCAATCCCATCAAAGTCCTGAGGTTTCATCGGACATGACTTTTTCTTTTTACCTGATGGTGAGG